CGGTGGAGTAGAAGCCAGAACCTTTAAAGGTTACAGGAGGAGAGGTCCACTTGCGCTGGAATTCATTATCACAAACATCACAAATAATAGTTTCCTCCAAGTCAGTCATCTTGCGTTCTATTTCACGCACATCACCGCAACCTGGACATTCGTATTCATATCTCATAGTTGTATAGCCTCCTCTAAATCTAAGTAACCTACTAACTTAGCTACCTTGTCCTGGTTCTCGAACTCACTTGTCGCTGGCATCATATGCCTTACCCAATTAGGTTCAGGTATATCCATTAGGTCAAAGGAGAAGATACCTTGCGGGGTTGAGTTGATATAGAATGGGATAAGATCGCGCTCAGCGCTCTGTGTTATGAGTTTGCGGTACTTCATCTCTTCAATGAGAAGGGTAGGATAGTGAGTATGCCTACACTTTAACTCTATATAGTGAGCTGCCTGCTCACTTATACAATCAAATGAGTCATAGATACCTTCACTCTTTACAAGGTCAGGGTATAAGTTCTCTTTGAGGTACTCAAATAACTCTGCTTCTATCATCGCCAGGGACTGTCCCCGCCTAGTATGTTCTGTAACTTACGAAGTGAACTAGAGCAGCGCCTATCGGCACTAGACAAGGCACACCCATACATATCTGCTATCTGCTGGAGGGTTAGACCCTCGTGATAGCGGATCATAAGCAAGTCCTTATCGGGTTGCTCTAACTTTAAGTAAGCCTTCTTAATATCTATTAACACAGCGAGCAGGTTGCCACCCTCTGAAGGTGATGAGACACCGCGTGGTTGTCCATCTTTAATCATATCTTGTGCCTGTTCTAGCACAGTCCCATCAACTACTGAAGCAATAACAAAGGGTAGGAGCTGGCCCAAGGTGGCAGACTCGTAGTAAGTTTCATCCGATACAGAGTAGCCGGACTTGTCAGCCTTCTGCTTACGGCAGTAGCGCTCAGCTACTCGCCTCATCTGCCAAGCAATACGCTGAAGGTTATGCTTGTACTGCTCAGGTTCTTCTTCAGTTAACTGCTCGTTGATATAGGTAGCACGACCAGTAGCCCACACATAGCACTCTTGAGATACATCTTCCTTCTCAACAAAGTTCTTGTAGCGTCGCTGAATACTGCTAGCAACTGAAGGTACTAGATCATATACTGCTGGGTTTAACTCAGTCATCGCAGCCTTCTATCAATTGCTTCTTCCAACCTGCTACTGGAGGCCAAGCAACACCGAGTGATGCCAAGTCCTTCTTACTCCAACCACCATTAGCAGTTTTCATAGACTCTATCTTATCTAACATCTCTTGTTTAGTCACAGTCAGGTAGCACCAAATCTATAGTGTGTTGGATGTTTAATAGTTTGATAGCAAGGAAGTCTAGGTAGTTGCTAGCATCAGCTAGCTCTTCTAATAGTTCTCTAATGGTATCAGTGGTAGTAAATGACTCAAACTTCTGACCACTTGCCAGTGAATACTGGTCGTGTCCTACACTCTTAACACGGCTAGCGCGAAGCGAAGCGAAGGACTCGATGAAAGATACAAGGTCATCAGTGCCAACACCATTAGAACGATACCCAATGACTGCTGGGTGATCTCCTAGCGGGTTTGAGGTAGCGTTATTGTGAACGCTTTGGCTGCTTGGTCTATGTTCAGCACTATAAATCCACTCTCTATCAAAATTCTCAGCGCTAATTCCATTTCCTCGCTCATCCATTAGACTCCCCTATCAATAGGCTACGTGTAGCCTCAGCACCATTGGCCAAGTAGTAATCATTGATATCCATATTAGGTGGCAATGTTACTATTGTTGAGTTCATTACCTCGTTCGCAACACGCTTGGAGAACTCAGCTCCAGGGTTGGACCCATCTTCTTTGACATCGTTATCGCCTACTACATATACAGTTTCATATCCAGCAAAGAGCTTTGGAAAGTGCGACTTCCAAGCTGCTACTCCTGGTACTCCTACTGATGGTATGCCTAGGACTCCAGATACAATCACACAATCTAGTTCACCTTCGGTGATAACAATATGCTTACTGCTAAGGGTTATGTCATTGACGTTATAAAGGTGAGCCTTCTGCCCTGTAGGGCTACCATACTTAGGCTTGCCATCATCTAATCGTCTGAACTTAAAGCCAACACAAGACCCATTAAGTGTTATATATGGAATAGATATCCAACCTAGATACATCTCGTGTCCGTTGATAGGACTAAGGATGCTTCCAAGCTGGTACTTAGCAGCTACTAACTCAGAGATCCCACGTTCTTCTAGCACGGCTAGAGCCTCTGGAGTTATTTCCTGTGCGTATTGTTGCGCCGCTTCCTTCAACAATTTGGACTGCCCGTTTAAGGCCATCGTTAAACTCCATATTCTCTAGTATACAAACTAAGTTGACTGCGTTCCCACCCTTACCGCAAGTGTGGCAGTAGTAGAGGTTATCTACTGTATTGATTACCGCACTGCGCCTACTGTCATTGTGTAACACACAACGTACTGAGCAGGACTTCCCTTCTCTTACTTCACCGCCGAATGATTCTACTATCGGTCCTATGGGGACTGAGTTCGCATCAATGGCACCTTTGAATTTTTTGTTACGATTAACCCTGGACCAACCTTGTGCTGACATACGCACCCCTTATCCTCGCATTGGTAGTGCAGATCCTGAGCTTTATCATAGTAGCCTTCAGTATTTAAAGAGCCACCAACTAAACAATCTTTGCAGATCATTCGGGTTCCTCTTCTATCAACTCTAGGTCTTCGACCACTGGTACCACTTCTGGTACAAGTATTTCTGATGTTGTAATCTCTCCACCTGGTACTGGTGTCATTGTGTTTTATCCGTTCTCATAGCTATAGATGTTTTCATTATTTTTTCTAGTTCAGTTGAGCCATCTGGCAAAAGTTTATTAAAAAGTAAATAAGCAGAATGCCAAGTCCCTGTATCAAGATGTCTTTTTATTAAACTAATTAAACCGTTCTCATTAGTCCCAGTAATTCTCATACCGCAATTACAGGTCATCTGATATTCAGGTGGTCGGTCTATCATTGCTTCTCCTTCAGCCATTGTTTAAGATCTTGTATTACCCAAGCGTTCTCTATACCGGAGTTGCGACGCTTAACTATTACATAATGAAGTGGTACTTCCCCGATACCACGAGCATTAGCATAATTAAGCGCCTCAACTTCAGCTTCCCTCCAGAATTCAGGCAACGAAAGGGTTGCCCTGTTCTTGAGTTCTAGGATATAGGTCTTACCAGCAATGATAACAACCATATCTCCTTCATCCTTGCTTCCCGCTTTTGTTAAGCGTTCAGCTAGGACACCTGATTTACGAAGCCACTTCATAACATCTGTTTCAAAGATGCTACCTTTGACTCGGTTGTACTTACTTGCCATCAAGTTTTACCTTGTTGACTTTAAAGACTTGTTGCCCATCTTCCTCTTCAACACGGACAATATCTGCTTGAATAAGTAGCGAAGCGAATGCTCCAAAGTCCTTTTCCAGCTTGACTATACGCTTCTTGATGTATTGGATCTCTGTATTCACGATGCCTCCACCATATCAGAAACCCACTTGTAATGTCTACGCTTTGCTATCTTCCTAATAGTTTCCTGACTAACCCCATAAGCATTAGCAAGTTTCATTACGTTGGTAGCACTCCCACCGATATATGCTTTACGAATATATCTAATATCTTCAGGCGTAAATCTTACCTGCAAGGGCTTGGTGTCTATACATTCTTCCATAAGCGTCTGCATCTCCAATCTGACAAGCAGCATAGTTAACAAATAAACCTGCATAATCTTTTCCATCAGCAGTGTGCGGTCCAAATCTATTCTTAACCGCAGCAACTTTAAGTATTTGCTGTTCTGGATCATAGCCTAGTGTGAGTATCAGTGCTGGCAATTGGCTAACCTTGCCGTGAATAGCACGTCGTGCTGGTGGGTTAATGGTTGAACCATACTCACTCTGCTCTGATACGTGGTGCAATACTAGGACACACGCCTCGGTCTTACGAGCCATATCGTGTAGCTCCATCATAATTGCACGAAGACCAGCCCACTCATTATCAGTTTCAGATACCACGTTCATTAAGTTGTCAATGATTATCAACTCTGGAGCCTGTCCATATAGTTCAACATAAGCCCGAATCTCAAGTTCAAGGTCATCTATCGAAGGTGATGAATCAAATACCCACTTAATGTTATTTAACTTTGGTAAGTGCTGGTCGTAATAATGAGTGTTGCCAGCTAAATTGCTTTCAACTAATACCTGAGAATGTCCTGATATGTGAGCGACTGCTCGCATCATAACCGTAGTGGTATCAGTATCAGCAGAGAAGAATAGCGTGGGTACATTTGCTTTGATTGCATAGATCAATGCGAACATTGACTTACCAGCATTAGGTGCTGCTGCAACCATACATACCTGCCCACGCCTGAACTTAATTTCCTTATGCGCTAACGCTTTCCAGACATCAGGTAAAGGTGTTGCCTTAGTAAGCACACCGCCCCAAGCTCTGGATAAATCAAGCAACGTCTTCCCTCCCTAATATTATTCTTTTTTGTCTTCTTACTAACCTCATAGCTGGTTGCGTTAAACCGCCCCATATCCCAAAAGGTTCGTTATATATACCCCATTCAGCGCATTCAGTTTGATGAGGGCATTGGCTACATATTCTTTTGGCGAAGCCAATTGAAAATGTTGATGTACCATCTGATGAATCCCTCTCGGGAAACCAGTGATCCCCGCCTACTTCAGCACACGATGGAGCCTCGAATTCGTGAGGCTCTCGCATTATCTATCGAACCCATACCGGTTCGCACTTGTCCATTGCGCCCTTCGGTGCAGGACACATCAATCCACTCCAGGCTTTACCCTGTGCGTTTACGCCACTGCGTAGTGTCATAGTTCCGTGCTTGCACTGTTGGTCAGCTCCTGTCGAAGCAGGAGCAGGATTAAAAGGTGGTTTGTCTGCTACTGGTGTCGCGTTAAATGCACGTGCTGCATATGCTGCGTCACCGCGACTTAGCGATGCTGATGTAGCTTTAATTAGTTCAGCAGCATCTTGAATAGTTGCTAACTGTGATTCAAGTTCTTCTTGCGATACTGCATAGATGTTAATAAGAGTTCCGTCAGCTAACTTAAAGTTAGCCTGAAACTTGGTTGATTCTGGTGCTGCCATTTACTTGCCTCCACTGTGTTTGATTGATAAACGATTTGATTCTGGTCCTGATTTCTTAGGAACATAACCTAGAAGTTTCTCAACTTCCTTGTCGTCAACAGTAACCCTGCCAGCAACTGTTGTCCAACTGATCTGCACTCCACTAAGAGTACTACCGACTACTCCCTCAAAGCTGGCCTTCAAGGAATCCTTTTGTTTTTCTAGTTCTTTAATCTGTGCGTCGTACTGTAGATATAACAAAGCGTTCTTGTCAACAGCAGGGTCCGGTATCTCTACCTCACTGACTGTTGTAAGTCCTTTTTTTATCCCAACGCATCCCATCTGTCCTGAAGCATCATAGTATTTGCAATAGAACTTGCAATAGCTTTCATACTTTTCAGGATCAGGTGCTGTCGCAGATTCTTTAACTGCTGCTAGCCAGTTCAATGCTTCCATAGCAATTGATTCATCGTAAGGTTCTGAGTGCCACTTAACATCGCGCTCATCACCATCACGTGCGATAGCTACTAGGTTAACGTTCTTAACTTCATAGCCATTCTTAGCCAATAAATATCCATAGACTTGTACCTGCCAACGCTGTTGCGTTGATGGGAAGTATCCTAGGTTCTTTATCTTGCTGGTTTTCCAGTCAATCACATCACCAGATTCTGGTATGAATAAGTCAACGTGTGCTTTCATATCGCCGTATTCAACTGAGGTTTCTACTAGATACTTTTCACCCTTGGGATCAATAGCACCGATAGCTTCTTCAATTGCAGCGTGGATAGCAGTTCCCATAATGGCTGCTAGTTTTAATTCGTTATCGTTAGTTTCTGGTTGTGCATTTAAGCGATACCAAACCTTACGACGGCAGCCACCTAACTCTGATGGACCTACCTGTGTCTGTACTGAACGTGATCTGGTTGCATCCTTAGCTCGCAGAACACTTATCAATAGTTCTTTTGCATCTGTCAAAATATCGTCCTCTCCTGGACCACCAACTGTAGGGGCTTACCAGTATTCACGTCAAGGACCGACGCAATCTCAACGGCTTTTCGGGCGCGTCGCTTTGCTTCTGCTACCTTTAGCTCAGACTTGCTACCTGAATACAGATACCCAAGAGCAAACTGCCCGCCACTACCAATAGCGTAGTTACCGACATCACTTTGGAAAAAAGAGAGGTCACAAGCAATGCGAAAGATATTACCGTTAAAGCTAAGTAAATAATCGAAACCACCATCTGGGTCCACCTTATTAAAGTCGTAGTTGTTATCATTAAAAGCCTTAATGATACTAGGTATTACTCTTCTGCCCATAAACACTACTGGGTCACCACCTTTGTAAATAGGTGGCCTCCAGTTGTAAGCAAGAATATCTCCTGGTCTAGTATCACCGGAAATAGCTAGTAGGTATTTACCTATCTCAACTATCTTTGGTGTACTAACCGCGAGAGTCTTTAGATTAGATTCAGTGATCTGACTGTCAGCTACTAGCACTGCGTAGTCAATCCCTTCTATTCCTACAACGGTAGTAATTTTCCACCTTCTTTCATCGGGCGTGAATCATATCACGACACGCCAGGTTTGCTTACTAGGCGTTTAGTACTGGAGTATGTGTACAATACGAGCGTGAGCGAGTTTAAAGGGTCTGAGCGCCCCCCAGGGGCGCGTAACAGGCCGCATAGAGGTAGTATGCGGCTCCGTCTACCAACCCTGCGTAAAAATAAAGAACGCTTGCCTGATATGTTTGGCTCAGATTTGAGGTCCCTAGGACCGATCCACGTTTGTCCCTGTGGCTCACAACTATTTAATGTGATGGCATCCTTTGAAGACTATGAACTCATCTGGTATCACCTAGACGCAACCTGTGTTAACTGCAGTAACCTAGTGATAGTTCCTTGCCCAGTAGATAAAGATGAGTAAAGTACAGCACCAGTTAACAGAAGTAAATGAGCTTCGAGTTGAGGCGATTTGTAGTGTGTGTGGTCCTGTAAGTATCCGACTGCGAGATAGGCAGGCAACTACGCTTAAAAGCAGGTGGCGTTGCCGCACTGTAGCGGCACTTAACGTATCTAATAGCCTCTCTCCTTATCGTAAATACAAGAAGGATTCCTGTGAGGAATGTGGCTTTGTGCCAGCTCATTCTAGTCAGCTCGACGTTGACCATATAGACGGGGACAGGTGGAACAATAATCCCAATAACCTTAGAACCTTATGTGCTAACTGCCACCGCTTGAAGACTCACCTTAATCGGGACTATGATGGCAAAAAGAATAAGCCCCACTCCCGTTAGGGAGCAGGGCTATATGTGCCTCGCAGAAAGTTAGGTTACTTTTCGGAACCTAATCCGTATTGCTTCTCAGCCTTATCTGCCCACTTAGCAGCAGGTGCGGCTAAAGCACCGATTAGGACAGCATACTCAGGTGCTATATCAGCAGCCAGGGCTATGCCCATTGTGATTGCAGATGCGAGAACAGCACGAACGTAAGACTTGAATGCAGCCTTAGTCTTTGGTGCCTTTAGTTTTGCGATTAGGTCTTTCATTTTTACTCCATTTCGGTCTGCCAAACCCGACGATATACACACCGAGCTTGCGCTTATTGTTTGCTTTGTATGCACGAATGCGTAAAGCAACTTCTCCACCATTGGCTTGTGAGCCAGCAGGCTTCTTCTCTGGGCTAGTATTACCTTCGATAGTAGTAACAGTTCCGTCACCATTATCTTCCAGTATTATACCAACGTGGTCTACCTTCTCACCACCAGGGAAGTCGAAGAAAACTATGTCACCAGGCTTAGGCTTCTCGGTTGCTATATTAAACCAAGTACCTAGCCCCATAAATCCTGCCTTACCAGCAGGTGTATAGATACAGTTAGGAATCTTTACTCTGGCCTTACGAGCACACCAGTTAACAAAGTATCCACACCAAGGCTGTCCGTTGTTCTTGTTGTACTTAACCTTGTTGCCATCCTTCTCAATAACACCGACCTGAGCCTGTGCTATCTTTAAAAACTTCTCTAGTTTTTTCATTTGTTTCGGCGTTCAATCAACATATCTATTACCTCATCTACCCTACGTTCTAAACGATTAACCTGATCCTTTAAACTGCCACCACCATTAGGTCTTAACTCATACAGGTAATGTTTAACCATCCATCTAATAGCTCCAGCAAATCCTGTTACTATTGCAATGATAGCTACGACAAGTGATGCCCAGTTTAGAGGTGTCATTATACTGTCCTAATCGTTATCTCTAATACGCCACCAAAGCCGTCGAACCGCTTATCGGGAGGTGTCATACGGGTGAATTGAATCTGCTCTATAACCACTTGACGAGACTCACCTGTAGTGAGATCTTGCCAGTTAGCTATGTCGCCATTTTCTTCTATATTTTCTAATGCTCTTAAACGTTCTAAGGCAGCACCCTGGTAGCCAAGTTGTACGTTGTATCTATCTGTCTCTATATCAAAGCAGTAGACAGGGAACTGCATAATCCGCTGACGCGGTGTAGCAATAGTCGCCTTAGCCTGATAGCCAGTAAATATCGGTCCTAGTGTGTTGTCGTCTCCATCACGAAATAGCTGGAACTTGTAAGCTAAATACTCGTGAGAGCCAGCAGGTTGAAGTGTATTGACTTCAGGTGCTCCGATAACGGAGTCATACGATATCTGGTCATATAGGTCGCCATTGGATTCAATGGTATATAGCGTCATAGAACCCTTGGTGTAATCTCCACGTGCCAGTAGGCGCTTAAAGTTTTTAGGTTCTAAGGTACCAAAGCGGATTTTTCCTGTATCAATATAACCGCTAGGTGTAAGTGCGCTAGCACTTTCTATAACGGCATTACCTGCAGCAAAGACGTGTCCAGTTACAGCAGATAGAGCAATATCTGCATTAATTACATCATAAGTAAATGTAGTGGTAGTAGGTGTTGATGTAATTATCTTATGACTACCAGGTATATATCCAGCAGTAGAATCATATGGAGAACCAACGCCGTAGACATAGATGCCCTGACCTACAATATAGCCGTGATCTGTTGCTGTTGTCAGCGTTGCAACATTGCTTGTGAGTTGGCTATAGGTGACTGCCTTTTCGTCAGATACAATTGATGAAGAAGTGCTAAAGAATAGTTGGTCAGTCTTTCCAAGGAATCCAAGTGATACAACATTGCCACCACCTACCAAGATGCTAGTCTGTAGGTCGTTAGCGTAAGCAAATCTAAGGCTTTCAATTTCATTACCTAGGTCTATGCGAATAAGTCCTTGCTTGCCATTGGTGGTGCCAGAGGCACACCATACAAATCTATCTCTTGAAGTAAAGGCAAATACAGGCTGTAGGGTTTCAACTATAAGTGGACCGTAAAGGATTGATCCATCAGCACTGGAAACATCACCAGCTCGTATTCCCCTGTTTGTTCCTATCATTAGATAGCCAAGGTAGTAGTAAATTGCGTAGACTATTTCTCCTGCTGGCATTTCTGCTGCAGTAATTGCTGAAGTAAGGGTAGGCATTATGCCAGTTGAATCAAGAACAAATTTTACAATACTAGAATTAACGCCATTCCAGCCCGCACAATAGATAGCAGTTCCACTTGATGCAGTGCTAGTCCAAGTATGCGCAGTGCTTGGATGGGTATAGACAGCCACTGGCAATGCAGTTGCAGCAATCCCAATTTCATAAATACTATTATTGACTGATGCAACAAGACGTTCTTTAGTAAAGGTAAGGGTGGCATTTGAAACTACTACAGAGTTGTTGAACATAAGAGTAGAGGCATCACCAAGTGCAGCGTTGAGAGACTTTTTCCACATATGTAGTTTAGATGAACCAGATACTGTATTAGTAATCCAGTACACATAAATACCATCGGTAGCCATTGCATAAATTTTATCGGCTGAAGCAACTAAAGGTTGGATTGCTCCTGTGCTAGTTATCCTAACAATGTTAAAGTCTCCACCATCCATCACACCTTCATAAGTTGTGCCAGATATTGTCCACTCAATAGAAGAGGTGTGGTGGGTACTGAGTCCGTTAGTCTGTAGTCCGGCAGCAGGATATCCAAGTACGCTTGTATCCCTTAATAGAGTTACCTGCCCTTTGGTCCATACGTCAACACCTTCGCTATCAGCAAAGCTATTTTCTACAATTTCTCCGGCACTTGGATCGTAATATTTAATACCGTCTCCACCGTGAAATGATGCTTGACTACGTATCCACCAACCAGTAAGTGATTGTTCCCCTGGTTCCTTACCGTTATCAAACTGTTCCTTCTTAAAGGGTGCAGTCTGACGGATGTAAGGACGGGCATCATTGATGGCATAAATAAATGGTTGTCCACCTAACGCTACATCATAGGCAACGTCAGTGTTCTGCCATACAGCTTCAGATCCACCAACGCCTACCTCAAATACGATGGAGTGTACAGCGTCTACAACGGACGAGCCGCTGCCTTCGGTTATGTCTCTACCAGCGATGGTACACCTCCATTTAAATTATTGATGCTTCAACTGCATCTACTGCGTCATCTATTGTCCGATGTATGTCGGATGTTTCATATATCATTTAGGATAAAAGGATTGCTGCTTCTTCGGCAGTGATTCCCAACTTAGCCAGGAGTTCAGCCTTAGCGGTTGCCTTTGCTTCGGCTTCGGCTTGCCTTGCGGCTTCTCTAGCCTGGTCATCTTGATAAATAGCGAATTCAGCATCTGTCATTTCACGCTCGATAACTTCATTGGTCGCAAGGTCGTGAATGGTGATTAGTGGCTTGGATTGTTTTGTCATTATTTCACTCCATAGAGAACATAAGAACCGCTTGAGATTGTGCCTGAATAAAAGAGAATGGTTATCGCGTTAATTGCTGAAGTATCATTCCAAGAGCCGCGATAATTAACTAAATTGTAATTTGGTGTCGCGTTGTTTTGTGTTATGGAATTAGCATTGCATAATTTTCTGCTGCTTGTGTTTGCATAATCATAAACATCTAAAACTGATAAATTTGTGCCGCTCGTGTGTTGGTCAGAGCTTACTGTTGCGTAAGTTGAACCATAAGTTTGAGAAGTGCCGCCAAGACTTGAATTAACACTAAAATAATTTGAGCCGCTGTCGCTATTGAATCTGACTCTCAAACCAGCCTGAGCAGATGGCAGAGCATTTGTGATTACTAGTTGAAGATTGTTGTAACTCGCACTAATGCTGGAGATTGTTACAGATGCGCCCGAGAGAGAACCAGAGGAAAGAACTGTCATTCCACCAGAGGCAGGAGCAGCCCAAGTTGGAACGCCACCTGCGACAGTTAGCACATCATCGGTTGAGCCAACCGCAAGTCTTGCAGGTGTGTTAGCACCTG